GCGTCCTGAGGACGTTGAGAGATATTCTTATCAACTACCTGAGTTGGATGCTATTTGGTTTAATCACAATCGTCCATCTCCTCCTACTGCGAAAAATATTCAGTCAGGCATACTGACACAATATGACATGAATCAATGGAATAAAGCTATTTGGGTAAACAATCAGTTCCCCATTTTGTTGATTGGACTCCTAAAAGACAGATTGTCTGGTAATTCTACAATTGGTTGGGCAATGGGTTGGGGAGATATTAATCGAGACATTGATAGTCCCTCATGGGATTGCCTAGGTTATGGATTTGAAAAAGTAAACAACCTGATGATCATGAAGGCAATGGCTAGAAATCATCACAGTATCTGTTACATGATTGAGCCAGGGCATATTGAGGACAGAAAACTCAGCGCTAACCAGATTTTCGAGGCTCAAATGAGGCTTAGCCCAAGTGATAATGGTAACATTATCAAAGGATATAGCGTAAGTGCTTGATATCAAAGGAAAAGAAACTTTGAAAAAAGGCAAGAAAGTGCTTGACTTTTGCGTAAATAGGTGCTATAATATACGCATAAACTGAGAAATTAACTATATAAGTGAGGATATAGATTATGACTAAAACTACCCAAGTGCAAAAAGAAGAGCTCATCAACACTCTTAAAAATATTTCAGTTGATGGACGATTCCTATCGCGACAAGATATTATTGATACTGCGGCTGATTTGGGACACCCCTTCCCGCACTGGCTTTTAAAGGATCCAACAGCAAAGGTGCAGCGAGGCAAGTATAGCGTCGCGATGTACCAAGGCAACGCTAATGTGGTGCCAATGACTCCTAAGCAGCCGGTGATGGTTGTAGAGTCCGAAGCTGCCAAGGTTGTAACCCAGGCTAAACTTAACGTGGATATTGAAAACCTAATTCCTGCCAAAGACGATACGTTTGTACCCTTTGGCTTTTACCGAGACTTGAAGAAGGTACTTCAATCCGGTATGTTTTATCCGATTTTTATCAGTGGTTTGTCCGGTAACGGTAAGACTACAATGGTAGAACAGGTATGTGCGAACCTCAAGCGAGAGGCTATTCGTGTAAACATTAGTATTGAGACCGATGAGGACGATTTGATCGGTGGCAATACCCTAGTTGACGGTAACGTCGTGTATCGAGAAGGACCGGTCCTCACCGCCATGAAACGTGGCGCGGTTCTCATTCTTGATGAAGTAGACCGCGGGTCCAACAAGTTGATGTGTCTCCAGGCCATCCTTGAAGGCAAAGCGTACTTCAACAAGAAAACAGGCGAAACCGTTACTCCTGCTCCCGGCTTTACAGTGGTTGCCACTGCTAATACAAAGGGCCGAGGATCAGATGATGGCAAGTTCATTAGCGCTCAGCTACTGGACGAGGCATTCCTGGAGCGATTCGCCGTTACGGTGGAGCAGGAGTATCCTACAGCAGCCACTGAGAAGAAGATCATTCTTAACAAGATGGCTAAGGCAAACTGCACAGACGAAGAGTTTGCCACTAACCTTGTCACATGGTCCGAAGTCATCCGTAAGACATTTTACGAAGGCGCCATTGACGAGTTGGTTAGCACCCGCCGACTAGAACACATTGTGAATGCTTTTGCAATGTTCGGTGATAAGCTCAAGGCTATTGAGCTCTGTGTTAACCGTTTTGATACCGACACTAAACAAGCATTCATTGACTTGTATAGTAAGGTAGACGCTGGAGTTGACCTCACCAACAACAGCGTCAACAACGAGTCCAGTGAAGATGAGGAAGAAGGATTTGATGACTCCACTTTCTAATTACATACTTTACCTGGACGGCGAGCTCGGCGCAAAGGATTGCGCCGAGTTCGTTTCTTTCTGTGAGGCAGAGGAACAACAGAAACGTAAAATTGAATTTAAAAAGGCCGAGTGGTATGAAGTACCGGAGGGATCTTTAACAACACTCGCGAAAAAAGAATTTGTTAGGGCATTTGGAGACTATTGTGCCTTAGTACCAGATAATGTTATTGATGTATTAAAGCCTCAAGACTGTGAAATAGAATCATGTGTCGTAAAAAAGGTTGGTGATGAAGGACAAGAATTGTTCTATGATAACTTTGGAGCCTCACGAAGAAGGCTCGTTGTCATGATACATCTAAACACTGTAGAAGATGGAGGCGTACAGTTTCCACAAGCAGGCGTTCAAGCATGTCAAGTACAAGGTAAAATTACAGTAGCGCCTTGTACATGGCAGTATGCTTACAGAGTAAACGCAAGCAAACAGACTCAATATGTTCTTTATTGTTATATTAGGATTAAGAATGAAAAAGCAATATAAATTTAACGAAGAAGCACTTATTAAAGAATTAAAAGAGTATGTAGACTCTACATACGAACAGCACTATAGTAAAAGTAAGTTCCAATCCTCAGAGTTTATTATGGACTGTGGACACGGAATGGGATTCTTTCTTGGAAATGTTCTAAAGTATGCACAAAGGTATGGTAAAAAAGACGGTTACAATAGAAAAGACCTCTTTAAAATTTTACATTATGCTCTTTTAGCACTAAATGAACATGACGAAAATTATAAATAGTGAAACAATTTACCCATTTAGGAGAAAAAAATAATGGCACACGAAGTTATCATTAAATACGTTCGGCCTTCAGTTGATGTTGAAGTTCCTACTGCCGATCAAACTCAGGCACAGGAAGAGTGGGACACCTTTCGAAGACTTGCTCTCATTGACAATAATATTTCAGTAACTTATAACATTAGCGAAGATGGTCTAACCATGGAAGCAATTTTTAATGCTCTATCTGAAGCAGAATGGAATAACTATATGACTTCTATTCAGGCAGATGGCGGATTTGATATTATTGAAGGCTTAAAGACACGTTGCACAGAAGCTGGCATTACTATGTCATATGTTGTTAACGGCTCTGAAGTTCTTTCAATTTAATTAAAAAAACACTTGACTTTTGAAATGAAGTCTGTATAATATACAGACTTAATACTTGGAGTATATAATGAAAATTAGCAAAAACACCCTCGAAGTTCTGAAGAACTTCGCTACTATCAATTCTAATATCCTTGTACGGCAAGGAAATGTTCTTTCCACTATTAGTACTGGTAAGAACATCTTTGCCCGCGCAACGGTAGAAGATAGTTTTGATAAAGAATTTGCAATCTATGATCTAAATAGTTTGCTAGCACTTCTAACTCTAATGGAAGATACTGAAGTACAATTTGGAGACGAGTCTCTAACTGTTACTAAAGGCTCTAGTGAGTTTGAATATTTTTATGCTGATCCTGGCATTATTGTTTCCGCTCCTGACAAGACTATTGAGGTAGATAATTTTTATACCTTTGATTTGTCTTCTGAGGACTTGAATACAATTATGAAGGCAGCGGCTATTACAGGAGCACCTATGTTCAGTGTAGTAGCTAAAGACGGTAAGGTAGTACTTACTGTAGGAGATCCGAGTACACCTAAGAGTAACAGCTTTAAGCAAGTTATTGGTGATACGGATCTAACGTTTGATTGTCGTTTGTCGATTGAAAATCTAAAGGTAGTACCTGGCAGTTATTCTGTTACACTATCTACTAAGAAGTTTATGTTCTTCCAGAACAAGAAAAACGATCTTAAGTATTGGTTGGCACTCGAACGTTCATCAGAAATTGGAGGTTAATATGGATGATGGAAAATTAAGCTTTAATCTAAGACAAGTTGGTAACGGTTTGGTTTTAGAAGTATGCAAAAATGGTGACTGTGTTGAGTTTATTTTTAACAGGCACGGTAAAGCCCTTTCTGTAATGAGACAAATCTTTAATGGAGATTTAGATCCTTTTGCAGACGAAGAGTAATATAATTGTAGGCGATCCCCTCATTGGTTTACCTTTGGGGGGTTGTTGGATAAATGAAAAGCGCAAACAATTTTGGATTAATATTCCAAAAAACGCATCTCAATTTGCAATTAGAACATTAAGAAAAAAAGAAGATTGGTGGTACACTCACGAACATGGATGGATGGATAAATCCATGTCAGAAATAGTTACACATTTTTCTCAAGAAAAAGGATTCACTGGTGTAGTTATACTCAGGGAACCTTGGGAGAGATGGAAGTCGGCTACAGTACACAATTGGACAAGACAGTCAAGTGATATTTTGTCATTACAAAATTTTGTATTGCATTATAAAAATCAATCAACACTTTTTGAACAAGATGAGCATACAAATAAACAAGTATCCTTTTTAACTGGTCTAGATAAAAGCAATGCTATCTTTTTTAACCTAGATAGTCCTGACTTTGGAAAAAAGTGGACTAAGTATTTAGGATTGCGTCCTCACAAACCAACTAATGCCGTTAGCGCTCAAGCACAGCATGCAAAAGATTGGTTGGAGTATAGAAAAACTGACGTATGGGACAAATTAAGAATTTTTTATAGAGAAGATGTAAGTTTATATAATGAGGTGACTTATGAATAAAATTGAAGGTACACATATTCCTTTTTTAGAATTTCCAACTCGTATTAGAGAAGGAGAAGAAATGGTATGGCGAAATAACACCACTGAAGAACTCTTCGGAGGAAAGCGTGTTGTTCTTTTTGCTTTGCCAGGTGCGTTTACGCCGACATGTTCAACATATCAGCTACCAGGATATGATGATCTTTACAGGGATTTTATTAGCAATGGCATTGATGAAGTCTACTGCTTGTCAGTAAACGATACCTTTGTAATGAATGCTTGGGCGAAGGACCTTGGAATTAAAAATGTAAAAATGATTCCAGATGGCTCAGCACAATTTACACATGCCATGGGTATGCTTGTAGCTAAAGATAACTTAGGCTTTGGCATTCGCTCATGGAGATACGCTGCCGTTATCGATAACATGCAAGTAGAAAAAGTATTTGAGGAAGAAGGAAAGGCTTCTAATGTTGAAGGCGATCCTTATGAGGTGTCTAAACCTGAAGTAGTACTAGAGTACTGCAAAGGAGGACGTCATATTAATCTCAATCTATCAGACTCTACTGATGTTAAAGAGAAGTTTGGTGGCTAAAACAATACATGCTTTTGGAGATAGTTTTACTACTGGTTTAAACAAACCTCTAAGAGCAGAAAGATGTTATGTAAAATCCTACATAGATTGGATTGCCGATTACAATAATTGTCGACTTGTAAACCATGCAAAAGACGGTAACTGCAATCCTTCAATAGCATATGACGTCATGTCTCGTCGGTACCTCACTACCGATAAGGTAGTTATATGCTGGTCAGGACTGTTGCGCCCTTGGACTTGGGACAATGGTTTTGTTTCGCCTCCCGGGAATGCCAAAAGCGATCCCGAGGAGGCTCTTTTTATGTCTGAAATTTGTATGAGAGCTTGTGAAGACTACTTGACAAAACAAGGAGTAGACTATATAATGACTGCAGCTTTTGTTACACCGTATTATGTCGGACGTGAAAACTGGAACTGGATTGAGAATCGATCAAAAGGTAACACACTGTTAGATATTTGCAATGGTTCTTGGCTAGTTGGTGATTATAAAGATCCCGATTTCAATCATGTTGATACGGAACAAAATGAAAATTTGGAATTTTGTTTGCATCCAAATGAACGTGGACACAAACTAATTGCGGATACTTTGAACAAATATATTATGGAGTAAATTATGGATACTAAGAGTGAACAATTTTTGTGGGTAGAAAAATATCGTCCACGAAAAATTGATGATTGTGTCCTTCCAGACAGCATTAAAGATATGTTTACACAATTCTTGAACAAGGGAGAAGTACCTAATCTTCTTCTTTGTGGTTCTGCTGGTACAGGTAAAACTACAGTTGCCCGTGCTTTATGTGAGCAGTTGGGTTGTGACTACATCATTATTAACGGCTCTGATGAAGGGCGACAAATTGATACACTACGAACTAAAATTAAAGAGTTTGCTAGTGCTATTAGTTTTGAAGGTAAAACTAAGGTTGTAATTATTGACGAGGCAGACTATCTAAATAAGGATAGTGTACAACCTGCTTTGAGAGCATTTATTGAAACGTTCTCACAAAACTGTCGATTTATTTTTACATGTAACTATAAAAATCGAATCATTAGTCCCCTACATTCTAGGACTACAGTAATTGAATTTTCGTCTCATAAAAGTGACAAACAAACACTTGCTGCAGCATTTATGAGACGTATGCAAAACATTCTACAATCGGAAGGTGTGCAATATAAGGACAAAGTTCTAGCAGAACTTTTGATGAAATACTTTCCTGATTATCGTAGAGTTATAAACGAACTACAGCGTTATTCATCTGCCGGTGTTATTGACGAAGGTATTCTCAGTAACTTTGCAGAGATTAATTCTAAAGAACTGATTGCCTCTTTGAAGGACAAAGAGTGGAAGAAGATGCGACAGTGGGTTGCTAATAATGTTGACACAGATCCGCAAGGCATCTTTAGATACATTTATGACACTCTTTTGCCTGAGGTTAGATCTGTTCCGCAGTTAGTGTTACTAATTGCTGACTATCAGTATAAGGCAGCGTTCGTGGCAGACCAAGAAATTAATCTTACAGCCTGCCTAACCGAAATTATGGCGAACGTGGAGTTTAAGTAACTGTATATGTGCAATGAATAGATGTTTCTCTTGTTGAATGAGAAACTCTTAGTGTTGGCTTTAGCCTTGTTCCATGCACATATAAATCTACTGTAGGAGATTGTAGAATTTTTTCTAACTTTTCTACAGGACAATGTAATGGCTCGTACATTTTTAGAACTTCGCCATTACGAATAAAGACTAATTTATTGTCTTTAGTGTACGCCCACTGATCGATAAAACGAGTTGGTGTGGCATTTACGGGAGTTGATATGATAACTAACATCAAAGCAGGCAATGCAGCCTTTACCACGTTGCTAAGTCTACCTTGTTTCATTAGATCGTCGAATTTTTTGAATAATTTTTTCACTTTAGCTCTCCTATATAATCTATATATTTGGTACATATATAGTATATATGTTTTTTAAATATTTGAGGTTAATATGAGCGAGAAAAATGATCAACTTTTAGTAAAAATTAATAAAGACGATAAAAAGGAGTTTATCAAAGTTTGTAAAGAACTTGACACCTCTGCAAGTCGTGAAGTTAGACATTTTATTAAAAAGTTTATTAAAGAACATAGTTAATGTGGTCGTTTGAAAAATTAAATGCGGTTCATCTTGAGTTGAGCAGTCGTTGTAATGCTGCTTGCCCAGGGTGTCCTCGTTATTTGAGAAACTCCCCCATTGTTGATCCAGATTTGCAACAAACAGATATTAGTATCGAGACATTTAAAGAATGGTTCTCTCCTACTACACTGTCTAAAATTAAAAATTGGATCATATGCGGAACACACGGTGATCCTATCACATGCAAAGATTTGGTAGAAATTTTACAGTACATCTGTGAACATAGCCCAGGACAGATACAGATTAATACAAACGGAGGCCTTCGAGGTGAGAAGTTTTTCACTGACTTAGGTAACATTTTAGCAGCAGCTACTGCTAAAGATGGTGTACAAAGAGAGGTTGTATTCTCTCTTGACGGATTAGAGGACACTAATCATCTATACAGACGTCAAGTGAAATGGGAAAAGGCATTTGCTAATTTAAAAGCATTTGCTTCAACAGGAGCTAATACAGCATGGGACTTTCTTCGTTTTGCACATAACACGCATCAAATAGAAGAAGCACGTTCCATTGCAACAAGTCTTGGTGTAGACTTTAGACTTAAAAATCCTTTTGGTGTAGACGGTATAGGTATGCCAGTGTACGACAAAAACTTTAAGTTGGACTATGTTATTAATCATTGGGAAGAAGGATACAAAGATCCTTATGAGCCGTACCCGTTAGGATACGAAGCACCATTACCAATATTAGAAGAAAGAAAAGGGTGCATTGATTGTAACTCGTTTAGAATGCACCAACCGCCACAACATGAAACACAAATGTGCGAGGTGTATATAGATCATTTAGGGCGTGTACAACCTTGTTGCTTTGTGGGTAATAAAATGTATGGTCCTGCTTATATAGAAGAAGCCACAGAGGTAAGATACGTTCAGCAAGCGATTGGAACTAGAAACAATTTGTATCACTATAGTTTACAAGAAGTGCTTGACAATGGAGCACTAGACATGTATAGTAACAGTTGGGAAAATAAAACAATCAACCAGTGCTGGATACAGTGTGGTAAAGAACAAGGTAATGATAGATTAATTGATAGTTTGTTTGTGAGAGAAATACAATGAGTAAGTATACGGTGAAAGTTGAACAAGATCCAGATACCGGGGAATTAATTTTACCTATCCCAGATAAATTGTTAGCAGAGATGGGCTGGAACGAAGGCGATGAGCTAATATGGGAAGAAACCTTGATGTGTGAAGACGACGGTGAATATCCTGGCTACAGTTTGAGG